CAATAGCAACCAAGAACCAAGAACCAATAACCAAGAACCATAATAAAGCAACTGTCGTTGCAACGCCTGTCGGCGTATCTGAATCTGTTTGGAAAGATTTTGTCGCCCTACGCAAAACCAAGAAAGCTCCATTGACCAACACGGCCCTTGATGGATTGATGCGAGAAGCAACAAAGGCAAACATGACCCTTGAGCAAGCTCTTTCAACCTGCTGTGAGCGTGGCTGGGTAGGCTTCAAGGCTGATTGGATGGTTGGACAGGCCATACGGGTCAATCCTGCCGACATTGCCAGAGTGACAGTCCCTTCGACCAACCAGCCCGACCCAGCGCTGCTCAAGATCGCGCAGGACCGTCAAAAGGCTGTCCCCATTCCTGAAAACCTCAAAGCAAAAATATCTGAACTGACCAAGGGATTTAAGGTATGACGAATGGCAACGAAACGCAAACCCAAACAGTCGGCGCGTCTATATGGTCCGCCCTTACAAAGACCATCAAACTATGTAAACCCGATCACGCCCGAGATGATCGAGCACATGAAAGAGTGCGAGGCAAGGGAGTGGATTCGCAGGTACAAGCAGAAAGCATCGACTCATGGCTCAAGCGCAGCAGCAGCATGGTGGACAGGAGTATTGTTGGACTTGCAGAAAATCAGAGGCGAGTCCGCTACTTTGGATTTGAGGCAACGGATGCGAAAAAATGAAAATAGAACTTGACTTTCCACCTTCAGAGCTTTTCCCAAATCGAGCCAAAGGTACGCATTGGGGAAAACTTTACCAAGTACGCAGTGACTATCGCGAGTCATCTACTTGGTTGGCAAAACATCAAATCAAAAACTGGTCGCATGATGGCAATGACATTCACTTGTCGCTGACCTTTGTGATGCCAGACAAAAGATTCAGAGACTTGGACAACTGCCTAGCCGCATCAAAAGCTGCGCTGGATGGTTTGTCTGATGCTTTGATGGTGAACGACAAACTGTTTCACCCCATCACCGTCAGCCGAGAGGTTGGCACTCGCAAAACCGCAAAGTTAATCGTGGAGATAACATGACAGTAAAAAACACATTGAAGCAACGCCAAAAGACTCATGGCAATTTCGATACTCATGCAGTCATCAGTCAGAAGTTAAAGCTCGTGATGCGCGAACATGGTTTAGAGCACCTAGCCTTTGACCAGATCGAGGCGTTAGAAATGATTGCTCACAAGATTGCCCGTATCTTGAACGGCAACCCTGACCATCACGATCATTGGCATGACATCGCTGGTTACTCAACACTCGTTGCTGACAACCTCGAATGAAATACAAGCTATACGAAAAGACACAAGCCCACACCGTCATGCTGGCGGTTTGGGAAAAGATAAAACATTCCCTTGATGGCGGAAAGAAGGTGATTCTTGAAATCAGTGAAGAAAACCGCAGCGACCCACAGAACAAGAAATATCACGCCATCATTGGTCAGATTGCGAAACAGGCAAGTCATGCGGGAGCGCAATGGGATACCGAAAGCTGGAAGCGTTTGCTCATTGACCAATGGGCAAAAGATACTGGTATTAGTCGCGGTGAACTTGTGGCCTCTCTTGATGGTGGTGATGTCATTCAGCTAGGTTTGCAAAGTAGAAAATTCACCAAAGCAGAAGGCGCAGAATTTATCGAGTGGTTGCTTGCTTGGTCTGCACAAAATGGAATTGACATAAAGGAACCGGAATGAACTGGAGAAAGCGTGAAATCGAGGCGGCTATCGAAGCGGCTGAACTCAATCAAAGATTGCTGGAAAAGCGCGTTCGTGAGCAAACCTTGGAAGAGGTGGCGCAGAAGATCGAGCAGTTGCCTTTTGGAGACACTTCCCAATCATTTGCTGCTTTTGTGCGTGACATGAAATAGCTGTGGTATAGTTAGCTCAACTCACAAGAAAGGACAAGATATGACATGGCCCTTCCCGTTACAGCCAATCCCCAATGACTATCGGTTGCCAAAGTTCAACCCAGCCAATGAAGAGGATGCACCGCTATGAAAATTGAAGAAAAACCAACGCCAATCACGGAATATGAAGTCCATATTCCAAGGCTTTATGTTGCTGTTTACTATTACAAAAACAGTCAAACACCTTATGGTTACACATCAGATAGCAAGGAAGCATTGTTGCAAAGCATGAAAAACTTTCAATCAAATACTTCTATTGATGAAACTAGGCCGATCAAAATATTTACATTGAATTGCTAGGAGGCGTTATGACCATTGAAGCAATGAAACAGTGGCTTGAAGCGTTGGAAAACTCTGTTGATTTGGTAATCGCAGATGCCTACAACGCAGAGCAACTTTATGGAAAATACCCATCACGACAAGCTAGAGTTGGTGGCTTGAAATTGTTGGCTGATAAACATCAACAAGCCATAACATCCCTACGCGAATTCATCGCAGAGGCAGAGAAGCAAGAGCCTTTGACATATCTGTTGCGCCGACAAGATCGTAGTGGGTATGAAACTGGTGAAAAGACTGACTACGGTGCTATTCCTGTCTACACCCACCCACAACCAAAGAGTGAGCCGCTTCTAGTGTTTGCTCAAGAATGTGTGCTTGGTGCATATCGCGAGTCAGAACTTGCTGATGCCGCACAACGCGCAATCGAAGCCGCTCATGGCATTACCAGCGACATGAAACAAGAACCTGTCGCTAAAACAGCAAAACAGCGACATGAATGGGTTGGGCTGACGGATGAGGATGTTGACCAAGGTTTGTTGCGTTCTGACTATGCGTTACAGGCTGCACACGCATGGCGTGCTGGCGTTGTTTTTGCTATGACTCAACTCAAGGAAAAGAACATATGAAAACAGTTCTTGCTCCCAATGCGCCGTGGCCTCATTTTGAAACACTCAAAAAGCCTGAAATCAGAAAGAAAAGCGGCAGATCAAACCCTGAACAAACAGACAAGAATTACCAAGCATGGGAAAAGAAGCTAGATTGCAAAAAGGTGTTCGGTGATGCGAAAAAAATGTCGTAGAAAGATTTGGTAAAATATTTTGTGGCTACCTTTAGCGGGGGAAAAGCGGATTGAATCACCGCCTGCCACAATTTTTAATGATTCTTGACATGAAAGATTCATCATGCTTACTTATGAAAAAGTTAACTTGCTTTTGGAATATTTGCCAAATGGAGAACTTAAAAGAAAAATCACAACATCACCAAGAGCAAAACAAGGAGAAATTGTTGGCAATGGTGATCTTAGAAGATATAAATATTTTTCTATTGATGGTGTAAAGTATTACAACCATAGAATTGTTTGGTTTTTACATTGCGGTTATATGCCCAAACAAATCGACCACATAAATGGCAATACTTTGGACAATAGAATTGAAAATTTGCGCGAATGCAATCAATCGCAGAACAATTGGAATCAAAAATTAAAAACAACAAATAAATCTGGTTACAAAGGTGTTTCTTGGTATTCAAGAGATAAACGATGGGTTGCAAAATTAAATATTTATGGGAAACCAAAAGTTGTTGGTTATTACAAAAATGTAGAAGATGCAGCTAACGCAATAAAAAAATTTAGAGAGCAATGTCATAAGGAGTTTGCTCGTCATGCGTAAAAAATGTAAAAGAAAAATTTGGGCAACGAATATTGATGTTGTAGGTCACGCTATTGCAGGCGCTGCAATTACGGATACAAAAAGCCTAAACAAGCTGCGCCTTGGTGAGTTGAGCGCCATAGACTCAATTGTGCGTGGCGAAGGGACCGTGACGCACTGGCAGCTTTTGGTTGACTGCATGAACATAGCCGAGACTATGGGATTGAACGGAATCGGACCAGAGGTGTTGCCACATTGCGAATTGGCACAGCAAGCCCTGTATGACGCAGCCAAGCGCTACGAAAAGATCAAACGCATAGGGTTGAGTGGCGTGGGGATTCAGGCCATCAAGGATGTGATTGAGTATCACGACCTTCAACGCTCAAGCGTATCTAGATCGGTTTATGAAACCATGATCGAAAAGACCCGAAACAAACTTAGGAGTCACGGTAAAAATGTGACGCATATAACATGACACAAGATGAAATCATTAAGATGGCTAGACAAGCTGGTATGTACCAAGATTTGAATGTGAGTTGGAATCAATCTATTCAAAACTTTGCCAAACTGGTAGCAGCTAAAGAGCGTGAGGCGTGTGCAAAGGCTGTGTTGATGATTGCAAATGATGATGCAGGGAATCCGTACAAACAAGCGTTGCGTATCGGCGCAGAAGCAATCCGAGCAAGAGGCGAAGCATGACAAAAAGACATCATATTGAAATGGCGCAACGAATGTTTTTGTGGGGTCAGCACCACCCTAATGAAAATTGGGAAAAAAGGATGTATTACGAACTTTTTTTGTGGGCTGGATATAAGCAATGATTCCAAAACACGAATACATCCGCAGCCCTAAGTTGCTCAAAGCTGTGCGTGACATTCCATGCCAATCCTGCGGGTCTGAAAATGGAACTGTGGTGGCAGCTCACACCAATTGGGGTGGCGGCAAAGGCCGAAGCGTTAAGGCCGATGACAACCTGATCGCAGCCCTTTGCTACACTTGCCATTCAGAGCTAGACCAAGGCAGGATGCTGACCAAAGACCAGCGAAAGAAGCTGTGGGTTGTCGCACATTACCGAACCGTGAGAAAATTGGTCATGCTTGGGATGTGGCCTAGCGAAGTGCCAATCCCGTTTGTTCAGGAATACGAGGACATTTGGAATGAAATACAAAGCCAGCATTGAAGCCCAGCACAAAGGACCAGACCCAGTAATGGACATGGTGATGTGCCTGTTGCATAGCGTGACCAATGCTCACATTCTGCACCTGTCCACCACCAGCTACTCGGTGCACAAGGCGCTCCAAAATTTTTACGAAGAAATAGGCGACCTTGTTGACAGCTTTGTTGAGGCGTTCCAAGGCAAGTATGGCCTGTTGACGAACTACAAAGCCGACTATCAGTTGCCACCCGAGCCAATCCCATACCTGAACTACCTCAAAGACGAGGTGGAAAAGCTGCGTAGAGCACCCGGTTTCCCGCAAGACTCGGAGCTGCAAAACGAGGTGGACAACATTGCCAACCTCATCAACTCCACCCTCTACAAGCTGCGCTTTTTGAAGTAAGCCCATGCCGCTGCGTAATGTCAAAGGCAAATGGTATTGGGGCAGCAAAGGCCCATTCGATACCAAAGCAAAGGCTCTAGCCGTGGCTAGGGCTGCTTAC